AGCTTAACGCATCATCAACCGATATGCAGACAATTGAAAATAAAACGCAATTGATCCGCGAACTATCAGCAATTTGGGGCTTTCCTTCAGTTCTAGTTAATGACAATGCAAGCGCAACCTATAACAACATCAAAGAGGCCAAGAAAGAAGCAGCAACAGAAGTATTTATTCCAATGTTCAGCAAGATAGCCAGTTCTTATGATAGGCAATTTTTATCCAAATTTGGTAATTTCGGGCTAAGAGTAAACAAATCAGAAATTGAAGCACTGAATCCAAGCCCAACGGAACGACGAAAGGAAGCAAGGGAAGACGTTAAGGAAGGTATAATTACACCTAATGAAGCTAGGCTTGAAATCGGATTAGAAGAAATAGCGACCACAGAAATGAACACCGCAACAAGGGGGAGAAGCAATGCAAGACAAAGTTAAGATAGACAAAGACAAGCTGGAGAAGTTGAAAACAGCTAAGAAAAAAGCGTTAGAGAATAACAAAATCATTCGGAAATGAAAAAGAATCTAAAAGAATTAGTCAGAAATAAAGCGGAGTTGATGCGACTAAAAAAAGCCCAATTAAAAAAGGCTGATGTTGTTGATTTCGATAGCACTAAACAAATAACAACGAAAGCCGATGGTACTAACAACGATACAGCAACCGAAATTTATCGAACAATTGTCGGTAACACCTACGGATTCATGGACAGCCACGACGACGTACACATCAAAGGAATATTTTCAAAATCAATCCAGGAGAACGGAGCAAGAGTTTTGCACCTACACGACCACGTACACGAATTAGCAGCGAAAGTTGGAAGCCCTGTAAGAGTGTATGAAAAAGAGGTGCAGTGGTCCGATGTTGGTTTAAAAGTTGCTGGTACAGCTACAGCGTTATTAATGGACACTAAAATAGAGAAGGACCGAAACGCTAATATATTTAAAGATTATTTGAATGGGGAAATTGATCAACATTCTGTAGGGATGCAATATGTAAAGCTAGAACTTTGTGTAAATGATTCAGAAGAAAAAGAAGAGTTTGCGAATTGGGAGCGTTACAAGGGTGACGTAATCAACATCGAAAAGGCAGAAGGACAGGGATATTTCTGGGCGGTGTTAGAAGCCAAACTAATTGAGATAAGCTGCGTAATTCAAGGATCAAACGAATTAACACCAACACTAGAGAATAAAGAATTAGACTTTGAGTCTATCAACATATTAAGCGAATTAGTGAAAAGCAACCCATCAAAGGAAAACTTTTTGCATTTTTGTAATCAAGTTAAAGCACTTCAAGAAGGTGAAGCCGTCGATAAGACACTTCCAGAGGTCGAGAAGCCGCAGGGAGAATTAAATAAAACATTACTATCATTATTAAAAAATTAAGATGAAAAAGACATTAAAAGAGTTTCTTGAATCCAAAGAGATCAAGGACATTTCAAAAGATTTTGAAGGTGCAACAACTGAAGAAATGCATTCGTATTATGTTGCAAAATTAGAATTTGAGCAACTAGAATTAAAAGGAAGATTAGAAGTAATTGAAACTGGAAATACTGAAGAAGTAGAGAAGGCTAAAAGTGAAATAGCTACATTGAAAGAAGCTATTAAACTTCAAGGCACTACTTTGAAGGCTATCCAAACAGGACAGTTAAGCGGTGCTACTGTTAACGGATTGGAAAATTCAATAGATAAGGCTTTAAAAGCTAATCTTGAAAATTTTACAAAAAGTAAAACAGAAAGAAATCACGATTTTAGCTTTACCATTGATAAGGTTGTAGATATGACCTTCGGAAATAGTTTGTCTGGTGGAAATATGCCACAAGCACAAAGACTAGAAGGAATTAACGATATTGCTGAGAGAGTTACAGTAACTTACCCATCAATCACAAAGTTGACTACTGACCGTAATACTATCGAATGGGTTTACGAAACAGCTCAAGACGGTACAATTGCAGGCACAGCAGAAGGCGCAACAAAAGATCAAATAGATAATACTTTTGTAGTTGCTTCAGTTTCATTAGAAAAAACAGCAGCTTTCTTCAAAGTATCTACTGAGATGTTGGATGATGTTAGCTTTATGGCTGGATGGTTAAGAAATAAACTAATCGTTAGATTGTTACTTTCTGTAGACAACCAATGTTTAAATGGTGACGGAACAGGCAATACAGTAAACGGTTTAATGAACCAAGCTATTGCATTTAATCCAGGAACATTTGCAACAGGTCAAGCAAACGCAGTCGAAAACGCTAATGCAGTTGATGTACTAGTTGTGGCGATGAACCAGATTAAACTTCTAAATCAAGGAGTATCTAATTTAACTATTCAAATGAACCCTACCAACGTAGCAGCGTTGAAAATGATTAAAGTTTTAGCTTCTGATTCTGACAACAGATATGTTACAAGATTGTTGCAAGTTGGCGCAACTCTAATGTTAGATGGTGTTCCAATTTTAGAAAACAGCAACATGGCAATAGGGAGTTATTTAGTTTATGACGCTTCAAAAGCAACGATAGTAGAAAAGAGTTCTATTATGGTAGAAGTTGGACTAGACGGAAGTGATTTCACTAAGAATATGAGAACTATTCTAGCTGAATGGAGAGGTCAATTATTCATTCAAAACAATGATTTGAATGCATTTGTAACAGGTGTTTTTGCAACTGATGCAGCAGCTATAGAAAAAGCATAATCTAAACCAGATTATTAGAAAGCCCTACCATTAATTTGGTGGGGCTTTTTTTATTTAACTTTGTTTAAAATTATAGTTATGATAGTTATAGGAAAGAAAGTAAAAGAAGGAAAGACACAGCATTTGATGATAGGTGTAGAATATAAAGTTACGGAAGAAGTTGGAAAACTCATTATTAGCAACGGCCAAGCGGAATTGAAAGGAGCTAAAAAACCAGAGGCAAAAAAGAAAACTAAATAGTTAACTTTGAGCAATGAAAGAAAAGCTAATAGTTCGATTTTTAAAGCCATATCAAAACAAAGAGAAAAAGTTTGAAATTGGCTCAGAGTTAGATTTAGTAAAGAACGCTCAAAGCCCATTTACAGCACGACTTGCAGCAAATAACATGGTTAGAAATGGCACGGCAATAATTATAGAATAATGGCAACGATATTAAGTACAACAGATTTTGCAGGAGGTATAACAGCAATTTCTTCAAACCAGTACACAGATGAAGATTTAGCGTTATACATAACCGAAAAGCTAGAGGACCAGAATATTAGGTTGATTCTAGGTACAACATTGGGAGATGCGTTCATAGCCGATTTAACAGGCACTCCACGAGTACCAGCAACAGCAAAATATTTATCAATATTCAATGAGTTAGGCTTTACCATATCGACTAAGCCATACTACACAACAGGAATAAAGGATATTCTAAAGAAAATAGTTTTTATTGGATTTACAACGGATCAAGAAACTTTCAATAGTGGTTCTGGAAATGTGAATCTTTCGCAAGAGGCCGCAACGTCTGACAGGTTAATCACTAAAAATGGCATATTAACTAACAGAAACTACGAGAGCATTACCAATTTGCAAAATTATGTAATGGAAAACCCTGTAGAATATCCAGATTTTAAAGGTTACATTCCAGACTTATATTCTCCTTTATGATTTTAGTTGAAAATGTTTTAAATGATATTGTTGGAGCGTTAAATCTTCAGGTCGATATTTATACAGTAATCACAGAAGCGGATAATAAATATAAATGTTACGCTCTTAAAACGCACTGGATAAATACAGACACAAGGCTAACGATCGACGGCAACCAATATAAGGTAACAGCCTTTGAAATTGACAAATATTTCACAGTCCAAGAAATAGCAAAACAAGCACTTTCTCCAACCATAGGAAAAAAAGACCTACCAAATCCTTATTTTGTTGCAGGCTCACTTACTCAAACAAATTTTGAGTTAGTGTTAAAGGCAAAATCAAACGGAAATACTGCGTCGTGGTTTCCAATAGTTTGGTTTTTCAACAAACAAACAAGGTCAAGAAGTGCAGATGTAGATACTGTAATTGATTCGGATGGTTCTGTTAGGTTGTTCTTTCTTAATTCGGATAAATACGGGGATTATTTAAGCGACAAAAGACGCACCGAAATAATACAACCGATGTTATCATTGGCAGAATCGACCTACAAAGCAATTAAAAAAAGCCCTAAAACGGGTTTGATTGGGTCTACTGACTTTATATCACATGAGAAATTCATAGTCGGTGGAGACACAATCTCTAAAACAGACGAAACTAATATTTTAGCGGTTGGTATGTTGTCGGGTGTTGAATCGGTTATTGATGTACCAATAAAGAAAAGCCTACTATGTGCGGAACAAGAAAACGTAACACCAAGCGGTGCGGCTTTCAGCTCTGGATTTAATGTGGGGTTCGATATTGACTAAAATTTATTTATTTTTGTGTTAAATTTAAAATTATATTATTATGGCATCATCATGTGATTGCAACGTAACTTTATCGAACACAGGCACGCCAGGGTGTATGCCTATTCAAGATGTGGCAAAACGCCTCATTTTAGTTCCTATGTTTGATTCTAGTAACGATGCTAATAGAATACCAGTAGGAACAATTCCTGCTGATTCGGCTATCAGAGCTTTGATTAATCAAGCTGACGATAAGAAAAGGTTTTACCCATTACCTGAAATGGAAAATGTGACTAATGAAAGAGGTGACCCTATTTCTGAAGATTTCCCAAGTGGAAAAAATGTAAAGATTCGTAACGGTGTAAAAACTTTTACTGGTCAGATGCTAAGTTTGGGCGGCGATTACGCTAAACAAATTGAAGGATTTGGTTGTTCAAATATGGGCGCTTACATTGTTGATTCACAAGGTAACTTAATCGGTGACGGTTCAAACCCTGCTTATTTAGCTCCACTTTCAATAGACCAAGAAACTTGGGATGTTCGGACTATGGACACAACAGATACAACAATTGCGAAAATTCAATTGGGCTTCCAATGGAGCATTTCTGTTAAGGATTCAGACGTTAGAATGCTTTTAGCTTCTGATTTTTTAACCGATGTGGACTGGTTGGCTTATGATGGTTTACTAGATTTATATGGTACACTTACTGAAACAGCAACTACAACAGTTGCAGTAATGAAAATTACTAACGGTTTCGGTTCTTTAGCTAATCCAGGAATTGCATCGGGTTTAGAGGTTGGAGATTTTGATTTAACTGAAATTACACCAAATCCAGGACCTGTTAGTATTTCATCAGTACTTGAAAGTCCAAAAGGAACGTATACCATTACTTATCCAACTGAGTCAGGTGGAGACGTTTTATCACTATCTATTAAAGCCACAACATTGGGTTTTGATGATACAGCATTAAAAGCGGTAGTAATTACTTTCTAATGATAAAATACTACCCAAACGTTAGTATTTCAAATGATGCCTTTGAACCTACAGCAGTAGGCAAAAAGGCTTTCATTGCGCTATTGGTTGGCGGTGGTGTAAGAGGTGACTTCAATCGGCTTTGGTCAGAGTATAAAGACCAGTACCCAAAGAAGAAAAAGAAATCTCTTAAATAGATATTCTTACACAAATTAAAAAGCCTCGTTAATTCGGGGTTTTTTTTTGCCTTACATTTGGACAATGTTTGAACTACTGAAATTAGCAAAGAATATAATCAAAACCGACGTTGAAAAGGTTTTTGTACTAACCTTCAAAAAGAAGCCGTTAAAAGATTTAGTAATTAGCTTAAATTTAGATCAATTAAGAGCTGGTAAAGCGGCAAACAACCGAATAATGCCGCCATACTCTAAGCGGTCAATAATAAAATACAAGAAAAAGCCAGGACCATGGCGCTTATTCGATAAGGGTGATTTGTATAAGTCTTTTAAAGTGTTGTCCGTTACAGAAGATTACATTTTAGAATTTGGCGATTTAGTAAAAGAACCGACAAAGCCAGGAGAAAGTGGAGCAGATTTTGAAAAACTACTTCCAACATGGGAGGTTTTAGGATTGGATGATGACAGTTTCGACGAATTAATTAAAGAAGCCATACCAATAATGCAACAAACAATATTAAACGAATGGAAAAAGTAAAATACTATAAATCAATAGACGATTTGCCTTGCTTGAAATACAACTATATTTTAGAAGACCATAATTTAGAGCATTTAATTATTGAAGGAAAGCCATCGGACAAAAAACTTGCTGAGGCTTGGAATATAATCACGAACCAAATTATTGACCAACATTTAAAAAGTAACGAATATATTGAATCGCTAAAAAAACAGCAAAGAGCATCTTTAAAACAAATAAATGCTCAATTAAGTAATTCGTTGGCGGCTAAAATAATTGCAAAGCAAGAGGAAGAACTGCAAGAAAAAAGAGGAGAAGAGCAGTTTGATTTTTTTGAAATTATAAGCGTTATGTCTAAGCAATTATATCCAGTCAACCCTTCTGAACTATCCACAAGAATGTATATTGTCAATTTGAACATCCTTTCAAAGCAATCAAAGCAGTTAAGCAAAGAGAAATAAAGACCTTATTATTTAGTATTTTTGCTAAATGGCTACAAAAAGAATTGAACGTTCTGACTTAGTTGCTCCTAATGCAATCAAATCGGTAACAGAGGAAACTAAAATTTTAATTATTGAACTTGAAAAGTTGTTAATAGTTCAAAGAGAAATGGTTAAAACAAACGCCTTTAAAAACTCTAAAGATGTAAAGAAGTTTAATGATGACCTTACTGTTGCAAAATCAACAACAAAAGCCCTAGAAACAGCGCAGAAACAACTAAAGAAATCAACCGAAGCAGAAGCAAAAGCTAAAATAATACAGGCAAATGCTACTAAAAAACAAAAGCAAGAACTTCAAGATTTGATAATCCAAGAAGATAAACAAGCGGGAACGCTTCAAAAACTAGCAGCAAGCAGCCGAACATTAAGAAGAGAAAGAGAAGGCTTAAATTTTAACACTAAAAAAGGTGCGGATAGGCTTAAAGAAATCAATATTCAACTTGATAAAAACAATTTAAAAGTCACCAAAAACTCAGATGCCTTAAAAAAGCAAAAATTGAACGTTGGTAATTATTCGCAAGGTGTGCAAGAGGGAATAACAGCAACAGGTTTATTTTCACAGCAGTTATTTATTCTTCAAAGAATCCAAGCCGTAGTATCTTTACTTACAAAAAAACAAGCGGTAGAAACAGCAGCACTAGCCACAACACAAACGGCAGCAGCATCGTCAACCAACTTAGTAACTAAGAGTTTAACATTCTTAAAAATTGCCTTAATAAGCACAGGAATTGGTGCAATAGTAGTTGCTGTCGGTGCGCTTACAGCAGCTTTTTTTAGTACTCAAAGAGGAGCAGATGCATTAACTAGGGTTATTACACCTTTAAAAGTTATTTTTGAGCTTTTTGTGGGGTTTCTACAAGACACATCGTTTAAAGTTTTTGATAGGTTAAAAAAGGCTATTGATGACCCCGCAAAAGCGTTTAAAGATTTAGGAAAGGCAATTGCAGAGAATGTATTAAACAGGTTTACAGCAATTGCTGAGTTAGGTGATGCAGTTGGAAAAGTAATTCAAGGAATAATTGACAGAGATTTTAGTTTAATTGGTGAAGGTCTTGAGGATGCTGGAAACGCAACGTTAAAAGTAGCTACTGGGATTGATGATATTGTTGGATCAGTAAAGGATTTAGCAGAAGAAACAAGAAAAGCAACAGAAGCAGCTTTAGCGGATGGAAAGAAATTAGCCGATATTGAGATTGAATTAGAACGAATTAGAATCCGAAATACTGTACCATTAGCAAAGCAAAACTTTCTATATAAAGAATCTGTAAAGTTAGCCAACGACCAAAATAAAACAGATGAGGAAAGAATTTTAGGTTTAATTAACGCAGAGAAAGCGTTAATAAAAGCCAATAATTTAAGAAAAGAAGAGATACAAGCAGAGTTAGATGTCGCAGAATTAAAGTCAAGTTTTAACGATACTGACAGAAAAGACCAGCTCGAAATTGAAAAAATCAAAGCTAGGTTATTTGAATCAGATACAGAATTTCAAAAAAAATCTGGTGCGTTAACTAGCCTAAGGACTGGAATAGAGAAGAAAGCAATTAATGAAATAGCAAAGGCAAAAAAGAAAGCATTTGATGAGCAAAGGAAAAGAGAACAAGAGGAAAAAGACCGACTAATTGATTTTAACCAAACTAAAGAAGATTTAGAAAACGCTTATACAGATAGTTTACTATCAGACGAACAACGTGAAATAAATGCGGTTAGAGATAAGTATTTTGCTATTATTGAAATGGCTAAAAAAAACAAGGATGATATTACAACTTTAGAAGCTGCACAGAAAGCGGAAATTGATGCAATTAAAGCGAAAACTACTGAAGAAGAAGAAGAAGAAGAAGAAGAAGAAAAAAAGCAAAAACAAAGAGAGGAAAACGTTAAAACAATAATTAAAGGAATTGATGCGGTTTCCGATGCAATGAGTAGAGCATCCGAAAAAAGGCTAGAAGGCTTTGACCGAGAAACGGAAGAAAATGCAACAGCTTTAGACCGTCAAGAGCGCAGAGCGGAGCAAGGACTTGAAAACAATGCCGCAGCATTACAAGCGCAACAAGATAAACTTGAGGCTCAAAAAGTAAGGGAACAAGAAGAGCAAGAAAGACGTCAAAAAATCTTAGCTTACTTTAATTTGGCTGCTGAATACGCCAAAGACGATGCAAATACAGCACCATTTAAGGCATTAGCTACAATTGGAACAATGGAGGCAATCACAGCCCTATTTGAAGAGGGAACGGACAAAGGAGTAGAAGCTGATATGTCAGGAAGTAAAGTAAGAAACACGGGAAAGGATGACTACTTAGGAAGAACCAAAAGCGGCAAAGCATTTCTGTTCGATGGTCGTGAAAAAATAATGGGCATACAACATTCCGCAGCGTTAACAGACTACACAAATCAACAGATAGTTGACATTGTACAGAACAGCGAGAAAGGCGGGATGATGGCTTCAATTAGCCTAAATGATAGTAGGATAGTTAGCCGCTTAGATTCGCTTGAAAAATCGATTAACAACAGTAAAGTAAGTTTACATATTGATGAAAATGCTTTTGTAACGCATACGCAATTCGTAAACGGAATGAAAAAAGTTAGTAAATCGAAACCTAAACGCTTGTATTAATGGAAATTAACGACTACATAAATGGAGTATTAGTTGGCAGTCCAATTAATAACGATGATGCAGAAATTGAAATTAACTTTCAGCCTGGCGAGAATGACGTAAAACTTTCTTCATTTTCTTTTGAATGGGGGGAAGCAGAAGCGAAGATTTTAACCGACTATTTGAACGACGGTGTTTCTGGAGGAAGGGGAATAACTAACGGAGTTCCACATATCCGAAAAATACTAGAAAGCGGTAAAACATTGCAGGTTTTGGACGGCTTTATTGATTTGTCAACAGCTCAATGGGATAGAGATTTAGTCACAGCGGACACAAAAGAGCGCGCAGGTTTGGAATGGGTGACAGAAGTAGCCGATGGCGTTGATTTCCAAACGCTATACAATGAGGGATTCTTAACTAAAAGCAATAAAGTTTTCATGCCTTACGTAATTTCCAGCGTGCCGAATTACAAGGATATAATGATCACTTCTTTAACGTTGGCATCAATTAGCATCTGGATAAAGCAAAGCATTACAGAAATTGCAGCTAATACAGCTGAGGCGGGTTCGATTATCGACGCTTTAGGCGGTGTTATTCAGTTGATAGCGGCAATAATTTACGCTATATTTTTACTGATTTCAATTATAAAATTGATACTCGACCTTGTAGACTTAATAATTAGTAGGATAAAGTACGCAGCTTGCATGAGTCTTAACGACCAAATAAATGCAGCGTGTGATTATTTAGGTTTAAATTATTCCAGCCCAATTTTACAAGATACTGAATGGATTAAATTACATATTATCCCTGAGGCCTATGCTCCTCCAGTTACACAGTCAGACGATAGAATTAAAGGCTATTTTGTAGGCAACGAAATTGACCAAACAGGTTTTTATAAAGGAACGTTTGGCGATTTACTAAGGAAGGTTACTGGAATGTTCAACCTTCGGATAGTGAGCAACGCAGCAGGTCTTCAATTGCTCTCAGCTTTAAAACCGCTTAGTCCAGCATCTGTAACCATTCCTGACTACTATATCCCACAATTCACAACTAATGCAGACAGTTTAGTTTCAAATATTATACTTCGCTTTGAGACCGATATGGTGGATTTAAATACAGTTGATGATTATAAAGGTACTATAGTTCAATCTCAACTACTGCATAAGAAAATACCTAATTCAGTAAGAAACTTGCAGCTATTAAAAGGATTCAATCAAACTTCTTTTGGTTTTGCTCGGGCTATCCGAAAGAATGATTTAACATCAGTGGAAAGAACGGTTGATGCTTTAATGAATGTTATTGGCCCCTTAATTGGCGCTTTAATTAAGGTAACAAACGGGGTAATTAAGATAATCAACGGCATCAAAAAGGCTTTAGGAAAATTGAAAAAGGCTTTGAAAGTTGTTGGAATTAAAATTAAAATTGAGCTAGACCCCGTAAAAGAGCTTAAAGACCCAAATCTAGATGAGTTACTAGACAATCGTGTTGGGATGATGCTTTTAGAGCGCGATCAAATTGGCATCGCTAAAATTGCTTTACTCGATATAAATTCAAACGACAAGAAAACAAAAATATCAGTTGATAACAATGCGAAAGTAAACGCACGATATTTATTTGACAAGTACCACAAAAACAAATCATTTGCTCCAGGACCAGAAAGCGCGCAAAGATTTATCTACAATATTCCAAAAGTAGAAATGAATTTAGGAAACATTCTGCATATTATGACTGAGGGAAATGTAAGATTCAAGAATAAAATAATGCAAGTTGTTAGTTGCTCTTGGAATAGCGGCACACGATTAGCAAATTTTGTAATTGAGGAAAGAAAGAACTACACGACATTTTTAAAAGAGGAAACTACCGAGCCTGATGGCACTTAATTAATTAGTATTTTTGAAAGATGGAGTTTGATTTAAAAGGAGTATTGGAAATTACTAAGAAACTAAGCGTTATTTCACATGAATTAGATGTTGAGTTGAACAAAAACATGGGCAAATTAAAGAAAAACGCAAGCGAGGAAGAGTTACAAGAAGCTGCAGAACTGTTTGAAAAGTTCGACGTTAACGAAAAAGCGGCAAAGATGAAGCAAGATTTGGAAGAACTTAGAAAAAAATTCTCATAATGCCAGGCTATTTAGTATCATACGAAGCAAGAGAAGAAGAAACTGATTTAACTACTTCGGTTGATTATTTAAAAGGTAATCTTTTCCAAAAAATTACAGTAGAAATTAAAGTCAGATTTGAAACTTGGTTTAATTGTGCCAGTCCAGATGGTGAAGTAACCTTTGCCGATAATACAATGCTCACTCCTGATTGGATTTATGATCCAAGCGGTAGATTTATAGATTTCGCAGTAGGTGACGAATTAAGTATTACCGATGCAGAAGATTGGGAAAATGATTCTGCTCAAGCAGGTGGTGGAGGTATAGCGCCAAGGACAGGTCTTATAATTAGTGAAAAGATAAGTGATTATAGAATTAGATGCGTGAATGATTCTGGTGCTTCTATATCATTTAAGCCAAACGCAGATGATATTGAAGCAGTTTTTAAATTAAAGCAATATCCAACAGGAATTAGCTTAGATTATGGCCTTCCAGAAAATGACGGTGCAACTGTTTTTACATCTCCGATTGATGGCGAATTAATGCGGTTTTCTTTTGGGGAGTCTTCAGCCCCTTGGGGTTCAACATCTCAGACATTAATTCCACAAGGTAAGGAGTCGTGGCATTTAGGTGATTGTACAGTAGTAGACACTTCAACCAGTACACAATTAGAAGGACTTCAATATAACTACACAATTACACAGGTGTTATTTATACACCCGTTTTATTTGACTCATCAAATATTTGATTGGTCTACTTTTCCAAAGGTAATAGCACCTAATTATTTTGATAAAACTAAATGTTTAAAGCAAGTTTTCAGAATAAGAGGATATAGAGACTTGTCAGACCCAAATGTATTTCAAGAATTAATTTTTGATAAAAAAGAAGGAAATACAGGCTGGAAAGATGAGCAGTACAACGGAGGTATTTCAGAATTTACAGCAACAGGTGCAACTTATGGCAACGCATCAACGGTTAATTCACTGACTAGAGATGATACTGTTTCTGTTAGCTTTACAATTAACCAAGTAAATACAGGAATATCAACACAGTTTCCTAAGTACGTTTGTGTTAATTTTATTCTGCATCCTGAAATTGATTCAGACTACAAAAATATTAATAGTACTGTTTTAGAGAATTATTCTTGGGATAGGGCTTTTGTCACGGAAAGCGGCCCGACTATAAACGGAGAAAATAACGGAACAGGATTTCAGGTTATAACATCCGCTGCGCCTACTAGCACTTCGACAAGCACAACAATTACTTTCAATGTTGATTTTGGAACAGATGCAAAGGCCAAAATCGATTCATTAAGTCAGAAAAATTATTCAATTTGGGCTTACGCTGGTTCTGAAAGTTTGACAGCAGAAACGGCAAACTATACCACTTTTTTAATTGACTATGGCTCTATCAAAATTGATATTCCAGATGACACAGCGGTAACGACTTCAAAAATATTATTTCACGACCAGCAAGATGATTCAATTGAAAGCCAATCACCAAAAATAAAGGTAGAGGATGAAATAAGCGTAGACACTTTGGTAATGTTAGACCAGCCTTCAACGCTTCCAGATGCTCAAATTGACAGCGTTAAACTTCAGTTGGTTGCTATTAATTCAAGTGACAATGAAGAACTTGTTTTGCAAAGTGAAAACATAGATTTAACAGGTGAGCCGCTAATTGGCAATGTTCGATTTATTAACCAAACAACGCCAACAAATTTTCAAGTAAATGCAGCGGAAATAAGAGCAAACAACACAGCGTTTCGATCTCCAACGGATGACGCGGGCACTGCATTCGCTTACAAATTCATGCACACTTTTCTTATGCGCTGGGCAGATTGGGACCAATTACTAATTTCTACATATCCAGCAGATTTTCAAGACACTACACAGAATTACAACGGCTATAATAACAACTGGATAAGGTTAGCGGCTTTTTCTGATTGGGCTATTAATTACCGTGTTCAAACCAATTTGAGTTCAGGAGTTACAACGCACACCGTTAACAATGACACTGTTTTAATAGATAAGGACTATGAGGCAGACAGCGCGCAATGGCCAACACTGGCTTTAAACACGTTCGACGATACAACTGCATTAACTCATTCATCAGCACCTTACATTCTATCCAATAAACAAACGAAAGTGCAGGCGGTTTTCACAAACACAGCTTCTTCACCTTCATTTGACCAGACAGATGTGTTTATGGTTGCTAGGATAATTCCGAAAGGCGATGGAAACTTTGAAAATAATTCAAGTTTTTCAAGCGTTTATGACCGTCAAAGCGTATCAATATTCGATTCAAACGGTGGAAATGGTAAGATTTCAATAACTAAAGTTGGAAATGTTTTTACAGGTACTTTTTATATTGACCACGATAAACTTCCACTGGGAGTTTTAGAATATACTATTTCTGTAAGCATTAATAGAAACAGCCAAAACGCTGCCTTAACTGATTGGGGCGAAATATTTAAAACGGATGTTCTAGCTTTAGAAACTATTGTAGACAGCCCTGTTATTGATTTACAGGCAAACCCTTTTAAAGTTTGCTGTCTTCCTTTAAACGTTCTTGCAAGCGTTTCAGATACCAACACTTTTATAAACGATTACAATAATTTTATAGAGATTTTTCCAGTACAATACACTGTTTCAATGTACATTCAAAAGTACAATGAGTCAACCGCTACATGGGATAATATTGGTAGTGCCTTAGGAAATGAGTTAAGCGTCACCCGTAACAATATGACTTATTACGCTCATAAAATAGTTTGGAAAACTTACCTAAATTTTGCAACTTATGGCGGAGAAGGAAAGTATAGAATGGATTGGGATTATGGAACTGGACATAAGTACTCAAACGAGTACTGTTTAAAAACATACACCCAAGCCAGAGCAGATGAAACGGTCAGAATCGAATACACTTTGAACTCTGTAATCGGGGATAAACAGCAAACGGTTACCACTGATTTTGTAGGCTTAAACTTCACTAGTCAAATTAGGCTTTCAGATGCTTTATTTAATGATAGAGCCGCCCCATTTGAAGTCGAAGGTGTACGAATGAGCAACGGTAGAGAAAGAACAATTTCAAAAGGATTTAGAGAAACTTACAAATTAGAGTTAAGGCGTTCTCCCCGCGATTTATTTGACTTGCTTATGTATGTGGTTTTAATGGCAGATGATTTAAAAATTTGCGATTATAACCGAGCAAATAATGACGATTTTGTTAATGTTTTGGTAGAGGTAAACGGAGAATTTGCACCAGATAATAGTAATTCAAGACCTTATCCAAGCGGCTCAATAGATTTTATAAGCCGTTACTCGAATAATAAGAAGTTTTTTAGTTAAATAATATAAATTTGCATCATGGCAATTAAGAATAGAACAGATTTACAGACAGCAATTGACACTAATTTGCCAGATAATACAGTAGGAGCAATTAGTCCAGCCGATACACGCGGAACGCAAACAGATTTAAACGATTCGGCATTTAATCACGAAACTGATGACTCTGATTTAATTACAGAAGGTGCAACTAATTTATTTTTAACCGCTTTGCTAACTACAACCATAGGGACAGCAGAACAGGCGGTAAATAAAGCCGCTGCAAATGGTTACGCGTCATTAGGTGCGGATTCAAAAATTCCAGTTGCACAACTTCCAGCGATTTCAATAGTTGATTATTTAGGAGTTGCCGCTGATCAGTCAGCAATGTTATTATTGACAGGTGAAAAAGGCGATTTTTGCGTTAGAACGGACACGGGAACAAACTTCCAGATAATCGGAGATGATCCTACAGATGTAGCAGATTGGCTGCAAATGAGCTACCCTACAGCCCCAGTTACAAGCGTTAATTCTGCATCTGGAGTAGTTGTTTTAGATGCTGGCGATATAGCGGAAACAGCAACACGGCTTTATTTAAACGCAACTACTCAAACTTTCACTGGAAATAAAACAGTAGACGGTACACTAACTGCAACTGGATTAATTACATCGGATTTAATTAAAGCAGCTCGACCAGTTGGAACAATATTAACATCCAGCGCAAATTTAGAATCAATTCCTGCAAATACTTTTTATGATGTAAATGCAAATGGAGGCGCTATTGTAATAACGGTAACCGACCAAGCAAACACAGATTTTGCAATAGGTTCTGAATGGGAATTTAGCCCAGTTGATTTAACGGCTGATGTTAGTTTTGTCGCTGGAGGAAGTACAAGTATTGATTCGGATGACAG